ATGCTTGCTACATTAAATGTGCAACTAGTGCCGCTAGTACCACTAATACTAGATGTTGCAACTGTTAATGTATTGCCTACTGTATAGCCTTCTCCTCCATGTACAATTGTAAATGTAGGATTGCCACCTGTAACAACACATGTTAATAAAATCCCAGTACCATCTCCACCAGTAGCAGTAAAAGGTGTCCCATATGTACCATTTGTCCAATCTCCAGGTGTACTAACACTGCTTATCGTAGCTACACCAGTCGCAGATGAAGAAGTAGGATATTCAGCTATTATTTTACCTTGTCTATCTAAAAATAAATTTTTTGATCTTGCACACTCATCTTCTACACTACTTCCAACAGCAGGTATGTCTGCAGCATCTGCATCTAAATTGATTCCTCCTCCAAATCCATTTAATGTAAGTGTTCTTTTAGGCATCTTTCTCCTTAATTTTGGGAGAGCTTTGAACGTGAGTAACTATGTATGCACTTTCCGAAGAATCGGAAATTAGGGGGGTGCTGTAAGAACTCTCCCAAAAATCTTCAGGTATTTCTATAGTTCCCTTAAGAATCACTTCTCAATCCTTTAATAAAGCCTTTAACAGCTGCTCCTGCTGTATTATCTACTAAATCTACAAAGTAAGGTTCTACAGTTTTATTCCATATATCTTTAGTTAATTTCCACTTACTTAATCCTAATGTTAAAGCAGATCCAGCCCAAAAACCTACTGATTCTACTTTTGAATATATAGCTTCGTTAGGTATCTTTTTTAAGCCCCATAAAGCTAAAGCAGATACTCCGCTAATTATTATACCCATTAAGTGATTTGTTATGAACTCCATGCGTTCTCCTTTTATTTATTAATATCGAAACCTTCTATCTCATCTAATGTATTTAGATAATTAGTTAACAGTTGTTCAATTGTTGCTCTTTTTGGAATATCTTCATCTACAGGAACTCGTTGTTTACTCCAATAATCTTCAACACCTGCATCAGTAGCAGAATCTCCTGTAGTCATTTCTCTAAAATCAGTTTTCCCGTACACATCTACAGCTGCATCTACTTCATTAGCCATAGCTGTTTTTCTAAAGTCAGTTTTTCCATATACGTCTAAATCTGGACTTACTTTATTTGGTTGACTTAAATCCCTAAAATCTGTTTTGCTATATACGTCTAAATTTGCATCCACTTCATTTGGCTGATTTAATTGTCTGTAATCTATTTTGCTAAAAATATCTGTATTTGTATCTACGGGCATTTTGCTTTGATTCCAATAATTGGCTACATTTCTATCAACAATTTTTTTCTGAGCTTCCCAATATTGCTTATTAGCTGTTTCCATTTGCATTCTGTCAAACTTACCCTTCATTTTTTTAAATTTGTCAGTTTTTAAATTTTTATTCCATATTTGTCCAGTTTCATCATAATATAGTTCATTATCATTATCTGTATTTTCCAAATATCTTAGCATTCCTTTTGGTTTTTCCATAATATACCTTAATATTTTTTGTTTTCGTTTCTTTCTTGCATTCTAAGAAATTTATCTTTTAATCCATTCCCACTTAAAGAAGCTATTACTTCGACTAATGTTTTATAGCTATTCTCTAAACCTTTTTGTTCTAATTGCATTTTTTTTTGTTGATCAATTAATTTAACAATTATACCTTCAACCCTTGTAAAGGATTCTCTTAATTCTTTTTGCAATTCATCTTGTATAAATTTATTTTGTTTTTGTATAAACATCCAAAACGCACAAGCGACTACAAGAGGAACTCCATATTTTTCTAATATTTCTAACCAATCCATAATTATCCTTCAATTAATTCGCCCCATAAAGTTGTTTTTCCCTTTATTATTTCAACAATCTGTACATTAAAGTTACCATTTTTAAAAAAATCAACAATAGCAAATCCGTGATTCCAATTAGTTAAACTGCCTCTCAACCAATCTTCATCCGCTTCAATGTCTTTTAAACATCCTAAACTCCAAGCACTTATTGTACCACCTCTATGAGTTTTAGTATGTCTTTGCAGATCGTGAGTATGTCCATACATAATGCTTTCACCATATACATCTAAATGTTTAAAAGAATGATACTTAGAAGTAAATTTACCATGAGTAAAATTAAGTTTCCCTATTTTTAAACCCTTTTGTTTATTATAAGGGTGGTA